TATGAGTAGAAAATATACACGTGAAGGACTAGCTTCGGCTATTGGCTCGGCTGCTACATATAGCAATCAATATTACTACGGAACAGACACAGGGTTGTACTACTATTCTGACGGAGCAAACTGGACAATCACGACTTTTAGCGAAGGACGTAGTGTGGACAACCACTCAGGAGTAACACTGAATAGTGGGACTGCTAAGCTTGTAATGCCTGCAAACCCAGATAGAAAATGGCTGTTTTTCCAAAACATTTCAACCACTCATATGCACCTCGGGCTAGGGTACATTCCTACAGACGATACAGGTATCAAGGTTACTGCTAACGCGGACATTAAGCTTGAGAACTTCGTGGTCACTGACGCAATATACGTGACATGCGCAACTGCCAACAACAAGTACGTAGCCTTGGAGGGCTAGTATGCTTGAAGTCTTCCAAAGCTTAGTTAAGCTTGCTAAATCAATAAAGCTGCAAAAGCTTATTGAGGCTAAAAAGCTTTCAGATAAAAATCAGTATGGGCAAAAAAATACTATACTAGCTGAGCTACTTAAAACTTACCCTAAAGAGTTCAAAGTGGACTCTTTATTAAATAATAAATATGTAGGTTTAACACATAAACCTACAGGGTTCAGAATACATGCGCCTAGGATGTTGGTGCCTGTAGGTATTGAAAACCTCAATAACAAATAAGCTTATGGGTGTCCGACGAAGAGCCTCAGAAGTGTATAAAGACATACTCGGAGGAAAATCTCAAAAGTGGACATCAATATTTTCTGAGCTAGGAGAGCTTTTAGAGGCCTTGATCAAGCTTGATTTAAAAGAAGCTAGGCTAGAAGGGCAGCAGGTACTATACGCCCTTCAAATGCAGCTATATCAAATAACAGATATAGACTTTTACCTTCAACACTGTGCAGAAGTTGTTGAAGGTTTTTATTTGCGTAGAGATGTTTGGCTTGAGATATTCAAAGAGTACAACACCCCGTTTAAAAACGAATATCTAGAGAATGGAAGTAACTACAAAAGAATACATAAGATCAAGAAAGCTCTTGAGCTTGCAGGAGTAAAGGTCAGTACAAAAGAGGCAATAACTACGTATTTAAAGTATCTGGATAAATAAACACAGCCAGCATATAATCAACTATGGCTAAGCCTAAACCAACCAAACCAGATACGAGCCCTAAGGTGTACCAGAGAGAAAAGATCGATTTCGATCTACATATTCGAGAACTTCCATGGACAGAGAAGCAAAAAGCATTGATAGAGCTTGGTAGCGATAAAGACTCACGGATTGTTTTTCTTTCTGGTCCTGCAGGGTCTAGCAAGACTCTGACGGCGGTCAGGATAGGTCTTGAGATGCTGAATAAACGTAAAGCCTCAGACCTTGTATTCGTTCGCGCAGCTGTCGAGTCTGCAGACTCTAAACTTGGGTATCTTCCTGGAGATATTAACGGCAAATATGAGCCTTATATGGGTCCGTTTGAAGACAAGCTCGAAGAGCTTTTACCTGCCGGAGAAGTTAAGCGATTGAAGGGCGAAAATAGAGTAATCTACCAACCTATTAATTTTGTTCGAGGAGCTAGCTGGACTGCTAGGTTTGTCATCGTTGACGAGTGCCAAAACCTCACTATTAACGAAATTCAGACCCTGATGACCAGGTTAGGTAAGTTTACCAAAATGATTCTGTGTGCAGACAGTGCCCAATCTGACCTACCTAAAGCGAAGCAGGGAGGCTTCGAAAAGTGCTCATACATGTTCAATACTGTTGATGCCGAGAAGTACGGAATCTACAGTATCGCGTTCAACAATGACGACATTATGCGCAGTGAACTGTGTAAATTTATCGTCAAAACATTCGAAGAAAACGCAGCTATTTTACAACCCGTTGCCAAGTAGTTGTAACCTCGTGAGAGGCTCCTGTACGCTTTATAGAGGCCAACTCTAATTGTCTCTTGGCTTCTGGAGAAAGTTCTGCAAGAGAAACAGGCACGTTAGATACAGGGTCAAGCACAGGCGTAAGCTCTGTGATTGGTGCTAATACTGGTGCTGCTGGTTCTTCGGAAATATCTACGCAAGCTTGCTGAGGCTCTTCTACAGGTCCAGGCAGAGATTCAATTACAGCTGCAGGCTCAGCTGCAACCACAGCCTCAGAGACAGGCGTAGGTTTAGGAGTAACTACAACAGCCGAAGCAGACTCTTCTTCAGTAATAGTCGGTATTTCTGTATCACGCTTTTTAGATATAGAGTTCAGGTAATTTTCATACTTAGCCGACTCTTGCTCTTTCCTGATTGCTCGCGCCTCAATAAGGTTATTTAAAGCAAGTACAAGAGTTACAGCTAAAGGATCAAAAACGAATATCAGCGCAAATATAAAATAACGTACTGCTGTGTCGACATCTGTGTTTAATGCAGACGCTAGAAATTTAAAAGAGCCTATATCTGTGGTTGTATCTAGAGATATCTTGAGCTCACTTATTTCCTTGTCCAGCTCTACTGCTCTTTGTCTTGCAGAAGATACTTCAGTCTCTTTCTTTTGGATTTCTTCGTTAGCCTCAGCGATAGACTTGTAGGCTTGCTCCCTAGGAGCTTTAAGATTGCCTGCTGACTGTATGCGCTGCTCTTGTAGTTGCCTCAGATCAGCCAATGCTTTGATTCTGTCTGTACGCTCAAGTACGGCTTGATCTACTCCACTTTTTTCAAGCGTGAGCGCTGCAATTTTGGTATCGAAAGTATTTACTCTCGTAGAATGCTCTTTGTACGCACCTGTAAGGAAACCGAAAATACCTAAACTGGTGATACACATGAGAACAAATACAGCCAGACATAAGTAGAGACGTAGCAGCCTACTGGTTCCCCTCCAATATGTATGAAGAAAACTGGCAGCCACCAGTTTTCCAAGTTCAAGGCTGCTAGCCATGATACCTACAGCAAGAGCACTTCCAGAAAAAAGAACGATGAGTCCTTTTATGCTGAAGAAGGCTGCGCAACCAGCAACAAATAATGCAGAAAAAGCTACAAGAAGTATAAATGCCATACTTTTAATTTTAACTTATTAGGCTAAAAAAAACCAGCCTATAATCCCGAAGGACAATAGGCTGGCTGCTCGTTCGCAATGAGTTTAAAGCTACTTTGTATAGCAATCGAAGTATCTGGCGAGCAAGTGAAGGAAATCGCTGAGTCTGTTGATGTATTTCAAGAGCACAGGTCTAGCCTCAGCATTCTCAGCAGCCATCGCAGACAAAAAAGCTCTCTCTGAGCGCCTGCATACTTTAGCTGCGAAATCCGAGAGAGATCCTAGCTTTGTTTCTCCGTACAATACCCAGCCTTGTTGATCTAGGTCAGGGTTATCTTGGAGCTCGTCTACTTTAGTGTCCAACGCTTCCAAATCGGTGTCCTTGATATGGTCATATTTTTCAACATACTCAGCACGCTTGTCTGACTCAGCTGCAATCTCTCCCATGAACAAAGTCAGCTTATGCTGAATTTCAGCAATGAAGCTTCTATAGGCTTTATATTTAACTAGTTCAGCTTTGAGTAGTCCTATGGCTGCATTGAGCTCATCGATGTCTCCTACAGCATGCATCACAGCTGAAGCTTTGCTGACTCTTGTGCCGTACAGTCTACCTGTCTTTCCTTTGTCTCCTGATTTTGTGGCGATTCTCATACGTATATATGACCTTTGCAATGCCTCGTCGTTAGAGATTCTTTTAGATAATTGGTATAATATATTGATGGAAGCAAACAGCTATTCCATAAAGCCTGTCAGTCAGGCAACCGGCGGAGTTGAATCCGCTAAAGAAGTTAACCGCATCATCACCCACAGCGGACCATTCCACTGCGACGACGTGTTCGCAGTGGCTTGTTTTAAGCTGCGCAATCCAAGTGTTGAAGTGGTGCGCACACGGGACCAGGGCTTGCTGGCTGCGGGAAACCTTGACCCGCAAACAGCTTTGGTGGATGTGGGTGGTGAGTTCAACCCTACCAACCTGGCATTCGACCACCACTTTGTGGGGTCTCCAGTCAGGGATAATGGCGTGCCTTACGCGTCTTTTGGGATGGTGGCGGAGCATCTGTACCCGGAGCAGCTACGTAATTCGGAGGGCTTTTATCAGCTGGTCACTGCAATTGATTGCTCAGACAATGGAGTCAAACAACCAGGGTGGTCGCTGTCTAAGACAGTGCATAAGTGCAATCCAGTCAACAGCCATGATGCGTTCGATGACCGGTTTAAATCGCTGGTCGAGATCGCTAGACAAATAATTCAAGGAGTATTTGAGCAAGAGTACTCTCTTGAGTTTGCTGTCGGGAGGCTGGAATCTCATCCCTTGGTGGTAGACTGGGTCGAAGAGCATGATGAAGCATTAAAAGCTTCGGAAGCTAGAGTACGCTCTGCTTTTGAGCAGGAGGGTCCATTACTGCTGCTAGAGCAGTATGAGCCTGCGTTGATGGATACTGCTGATGAAGCACCCATCGACAAGCTGTTCTCCATCTATCCCTCTCCGTCAGGTGAGTGGATGGTGCAGCAAATTCCTGCGTCAAAGGGGTCGTTCGAGGGAAGAAAGAAACTTCCTGCTCACTGGGCAGGTATGAGAGGAGAAAATCTCGACACCCTCTCATTGGTAGAGGGATGTGTGTTTTGCCACCCCGGCCGGTTTATCTGTGGCAACAAAACACGGGAAGGAGCTATTCAGATGGGGAATCTTGCGGCGTTCTTCTCTGAGTTGTCTTTCGTAGAAAGGAATGATGAATGCATTATCTGAAGCACACGAACGGTTGAAATTTGTTGAACAAGAGTTCAACAAATTAAACAAGCAGCTAGAGGACACGTCGAAGGATCCTCTCGCAGATGTCGGTAAGCTCAGCGAGCTGTATTGTCTTCTCACGAATCTCGTAAAAGAGAGGCGAGCTCGTAGAGCTGTCCTTGACAGGGAGGTTGATAAACTTATTTGTTGAGCCAAAAAAAGAAGGATAGGTCCAATCCCTGTCCTTCTTTTTTTTAGCCATTAGCTATTCCCGTCGTTAGAGATTCTTTTAATTAGTTGGTATAATATATTGAAGCAAATTAGCTTCTTTTAACCCTAAACAAACCAATTATGAAAATTGTAATTCACCCAATTGCGAAGAGATCCAAGTACACCTGCAAAGACTGGCTGCTCATAAACAGAGCTATAACATCACATTCGTTTTGGACTCCTGGAGATAAGCCTGGCATCTTTCACTGTACACTACCAACAAGCTGGGTTAAGGGAGAGATCAGGACCTTACAGGAAGGAGACAGTATTCAGTGCGTTGCCGTTTATGCTGCACGCCCTGGAGTGGCTGAGGAACCGAGGCTGTCATTCAAAGCTAAAGCCGCTCCAGATCCGGTGGAGTCGGCAGACTGTATTATCTACAGTCACGAGCTTCTGGGAAAGGATGCCTCTGTGGAAGATTCGGACTATGAGATTATCGTGGTGCGTGGAATGGCTGAAAAGCCTAACCCTAGAGCACTAGGTACGCTTCTTCACAATATTTTTGAACTGTCTGGAGGAACTCCTGTAGAAGGGAGTGCTGAAGAGAAGCTAGAGATGATTAAGGAGTCTTTCTTATTCTGGAAAGATAAGATCATGGTAGAGTAGTTTAGACGTAGTAGAAAGGCCTGGCTCCCGAAATGGGTAACCAGGCCTTTTTTTAGCTATCAGCTATTCCCGTCGAATTCGAGGGGATTAGATTTCCAGAGAGCATGCGCCGCCAGCGCAAGCTGCTTCTCCCTTGAAATCTGTATTGTCTTTGCGCTCTTTGATATCTTCAAATCTATAGTCTTCAGCAATCAAACCGAAGGCTTTTTCAAGGATCTCAAATACCTCAGGGTGCGGCGGCTGGCTGTAAGGAAGATACTTATAATCACCCCCATCATATGGAATAAGACTAATACCATAATAAGAGTCTCTGTTTTCCAACATCCACCGTTTGATGGATTCTTTTTCATGTTCGTGGTAGTTGATCGTTAGACTGATGTTATGTGTATTGGATCCCTCAATGTGCCCTGGAGTGATCCAGTTGTCATAGAGACTCTTCACACGCTCCAAGCATTGTACTGCTGTTTCCTGACTACGCAACAATGTAGTATCATATAATTTAACAGGAACCTGCATAATTATGTCGTTGTTATTGAAGGGATCTTCAGCGACGAACGCAGGAAACTTCCTGGCTAGTGATTTGGCTAGGGCGCTGTGCTTGTCCATGCGAACTCTACGCACATATCTGACTTCGTGCCCTGCATGGACTCCTGCCGTGGTTCCGAGCCAGCTGCTACTCGTTCCTGAGGGCTTAGTAGTAGTGATACGCTTTGCTGGATTGATGCCTAGCTTAGCTGCCCACAACCTATTTACTTCAACAGCAGACTTGGCTCCTTCCTGAAGGTTCTCAGGAGTAAGGATTGCTTGAGCTTCTGCCTGCCCGGTGATACTGACACCTAGCAAGGCTTCTTCATCAGCAATCTTCTTCCACTCAGGCTGCACATACTTGAAGTCTGTGTACGTGGCTTGAAGTGTTCCGATAATTGTGGCACTGACTACAGCCTTCAACCAATCTTCTTTGCTGAAGCACTGAGCTGCATTGATCTCGGTAAGGTTACAAACTCCCATGCTCTTCAGGGCGATCTCGTGGCAAGGATTGAAGCCCATCTCATCGTCGTTGGTCAAACTAAGTCCTGGTTCAGCTTGTCCTCCAGCGAAACAGGCATCAATAATCTTGGCTCCTACACTCTTGAAGTCTGCATCGTCCTTACGAAGTACTGCTGAGTTGTTTGCACGAGCGAGCTCAGGGTACTTATCCCACCAGGCACCAGCTTTGCAGTTCAAGAGCTCTTCGTCATCAGCATCAAACAAACTAATCAAGGCTCCCCGGCGCACACCTCCCACAACTACACAGTCAGCGATAAGGCAACAGATTCTATGACACTCAAAAGGAGTCAACTGCCTTCCTGTAGCTTTACGAAGAATAGCTCGCACATTAGCATGCATTTTTACAAGAGCCTTGGGTCCGCTGGCTGTTCCTCCTGTAGACAAAGGAGCCCCCATAGGGCGGATCTGTGTGTAGTCGAACTGCAAGTCAGGATTTGCAAAAAGGGCAAGCAAACTATTGCACCAGCCTTCAGCCGAATCGTTGATGACATAAGGAGCTTCAACAGAACCTTCAGGGATGGTTGGAAGCTGACCGATGTGTCTCTTCTTAACACTGAAGCCTACACCTACACCACTCATACTCATATAGAACAAGTCAGCAAAGTCTTTGAACTTTGTAATGTTGATGAAACTGCAGTTGAACATTCTGTTGTTTCTGCGCTCGATAGCTTCACCAGCGAACTGAAAGCTTCTCATCGAGGGGACTACGCGACCAGCAAACACTTGTTCATATGCTTTTTCGATAGCCTCTGCATGTTTGGGAAACTTGCGAATATGCATGTCCATATTCCTTTTAATTGTTTCCTCTCTAGTCTCTCTACGCAGCTCCTCAGGAATATACTTTGCGTAGGTTCTGTAGTGTACTAGTTTACTTAGGAATTCTTTACTCATATTTTCTTATTGTTGACTAACTGGTCTTTTATACTAGCTAATTTAAGCTTTAGGGTACAGAGAATTAATTTTTAGAGACTAAACATAAACTCTTGCTAAATTAGAAAGCTGTAATCCTCAGCTAAGTTAGGCTCAAATTTACGTAAAGCTATGTTAAACTTTTTTGCGTTGTTGAGCGCCTCCTGGTCTCTGATGTATAGGTCTGCATAAACGATCTCTTTGACTCCGTAAGCGGCGCAGAGCACAAGACAATTCGTGCAAGGTAAAAGAGTCACATACAGATAGTATGGCTCACCTGGCTTTGTGTACTTCAAACAGTTACACTCGGCATGGATCACATAGGGTCTACGGGCATCTCTGTCTCTCCAGTCTATTTCAATTCCCGGAGGAGCTCCGTTATATCCTGTACTTATAATCGAATGATCTTCTCTAAAAGCTGCGGCTCCTACAATAACATAAGGGTCAGGAGATCTTTGTGCTGCAGCTTTAGCTATAAGCATTCCGTACTCGTCCCAGTTTGGACGAGGTCTTTCTGTACTGTTCATGCGCGCTAACCTAGCGCATGGAACATCGACTTGCAAAGGTTTTTTAATGCGAGTTCAATAAGCTCATCATCAAGGCGATCAAAGTTTGTGAAGGTTATGTCGGTGCCGTCGTAACCCGCATAAAGCGTAAAAGCCCCATCATAGATGATGGTTATTTGGTCTGTCTCTATATCATAATTAAACTCGAAGCTCATTTGTCCTATTGTTTTTTATCTCAATACCTACTAGTATATTTAAGTATGCGTGTAAGTAAACAAGAAAAAATAACTAAGCTTAAAGAGATACTGAAAGCCATGAAGCTAGACGCTGGCGTCATGGGTAGAACATTATCTAGTAATTCAGGTAACGTAACTCCTCAAGTGATGCTGGCTGCCTCAGAAAAGCTCATTGCTGTATTTAGTCGACAGACTCCTCCAGACGACCGAGACAATGTCGTGTTTTCAAAGTTTCTCGGCACTGAAGATTATATTAAAGAGCATATCGAGCACGACGCAGGCAAGGTGCAGCTTAAGGCTAAAAACAAGCTAAGGCAAAAAAGAAACCTTAGCTGGCTGCATGCAGGATTCTTTACACCTCAAATTAAAAGCGTTTTTGTAGGCAATACATTAGCTCAGAATAT